AAGATGAGCTGGACAAAGAGATACCTAGAGATGACAAAGATAGAGAAGATGAACTTCAAGATGAAGAGATTTTTGTTGAGCCAATACCAGAAGATGTCAGAGAAGAAGTAGCAGAACTAGAAGAAGTCATAGAAGAAATAGTAGTAATAGAGTTAGAAGAAGATTTAACAGATGAAGAAGTTACAGAGGCCATTGAAGTATATGTGCAAGAACTCGCACCAGAAGAAGTTGTAGAAGTATTAGAAGAGGTTAACGACATAGGTGTACAGAACTTAGAACAAGCTACAGAAGAGGTACAAGAAGTTGTACAAGCTGTTGTTGAGGAGGCTATTAATGATATTGAAATACTTACTGAAGAACAAGTTGAAGTTGTCGCTGAAGTATTACAGGTACAGACTGAAGATGTTGAAATTATTGCAGAGGCAATACAAGAGGATGAAGTTGTTGCAGTAGCTGTTGAAGAGTACGTTGAGAGAGCTGTAGAGAATGCAGATGTAGAGAACTACACACTTGCTGACGTAGTTACAGAGGTACAGTTTGAAACATTTTTGGAAAACCCAATAGAAACTTTTGTAGATATAGATTTTGAGGAAATAACTATAGGAAACATAGGAGATGATATGACAAATGACCAGAAAGAAAAAGCACAAGAGGTAGTAGTTCCTGTAATCTTGACTAGAATAGCTAGTATGGCTGCGTTTATGTTTAGGAAACAAATATGATAAATAAATTATGGTCCTGGTTAGTAGAGGCTATCAAAGAAACACTTAACCTTAGCTGGACTTTAGTAGGTTTAGTTATTGCTACACTAACTTTGACTGGTAGTGCGCAGCAAGTCACAGGATTAGCAACATTAATTACATTAGGTATATGGTTATTAACTATTGGTTTTAGGAAATAATGTGGTTTGATGATGTTATACTTGATGACATTGATGATGAGATAGATAATCATTGTCGTACTTTTAAAGCAGACAATGGATATACAAATGTAACTATTTGCAATTGTAAATATCCAAGTAGGTAGGAGGTAAAATGAAACTACAAGTAGTCAGAACCCAGTTCGGGATAGATGCAACTAATGGATTACTATTTATTAATGGTATCTTTGAATGTTATACACTAGAGGACCAGTATCAAGCAGGCCCTAAAAAATACGGAGAAACTTGCATACCAAAAGGGACGTATGAAATAAAGTTTAGGAAAGAAGGTGGATTTCATTCAAGATATTCTGCACGTTATGGAAATGACCACTACGGTATGCTCCATTTACAGTCCGTCCCAGAGTTCACCTACGTGCTTATCCATAGTCTTAACAATGATGACCAAACCATGGGCTGTTTAGGTGTAGGAAATACTCAACAAGATTTAGATGTAAATAAAGATGGGCTAATTACACAAAGTCGTGATGCGTACGCAAAAATGTATGAAAAAGTTGCTAAAGAACTATTACAAAATAATAAAGTAACAATAGAGTACATGGACATAGAGTTAGAACCACAAGTAAAAGAAGAAGGGCCAGATGTATATGAGAAGTTACAAGAGATAAGCGGTGAAATCAAAGTATTAAATGCTAAACTTGATGGTAAGAATATAACATAATGTTTAATAGAAATAAACGAGCAAGAAACCAGGATGGTACATTCAAGAAGGATGTATGGTGGACACCTTGGTCCGATTCATGGGAGTATAAAATGAGTGATGACTTAAAAGATATGCTGACAAAAACCCTGTGGACTTTTATTGAGGCAGCAATTGGTGCCTTAGTTGTTAGTCCATTGATTGGTGTTGACATAAATGCTTTACAAGCAGCTGCAATTGCAGGTGGTGGAGCAGCATTAGTCGTAGTCAAAGAGTACGCAAAGAAACAAATATCAAAATAAATTGTCAAACAAAATACCAGACGAGTGGGGTAATAATTTCTACAAGTCTGGATGGCAACCAGGGCTAGAATTAAACGAGGCTACGGGCCTCGGAGAAATTACACACGTTGGAACGGACCCAAACTACCGTAATAAGTTTGATGATATTCTTCGTGGCTGGGGTTTTGACCCTAAGTATTATGAAATTGTAGATACAGTAAAAGCATCCTCCTGGAATACACAATTAAAAGGAGGAACTGTTGAAACATTCTATGCCTTTAAAGGTGTTGTTAAAAAGAAAAGACCTGGACAAGATAAATACTTCCAGGCATTATTTAAACAAGCTAGTCGTAAACCACCTCTTAAATTAAAAACACATGGTGGAGATACAGCATTCTTGTGGTTCATGTCTGATTGGCAGCTTGGTAAAAAAGATTTCGGTGTTGAAAATACTATCAAGAGATATGACCTGGCATTGCAAGATGGTGTAAACAGAATCAAAGAGCTGCGCAAGTCTGGTGTACAGATAGATGAAATATACATGATAGGATTAGGGGACCTCACGGAAGGCTGCAGTCCGACCTACTACGATTCCTTACCACACAATATAGAGTTGTCATTGATTGAGCAATACGCACTTGCTAGGTCCATGATGATGAAAACAGTAGAAACATTTTTACCACATGCAGATAAATTAGTTTTGGCTGGATGTCCAGGGAATCATGGAGAAGTTTCTCGCACAAGTAAAGGCCAGGTATCTACAAGCAGACTAGATAATTCAGATACAATGCACATTCAGATATGTGAAGAGATAATGAAAGCTAATCTAGACAGATATAAAAAAGTCAAGGTCATAGTTCCAGATGGATTTCATCAAGTAATGAAAATCAAATCTATTAGCTGTGCTTGGCTCCATGGCCACATGAGTGCTGGCTCGGGGAATGCAGAGGCAAAGATTGAGAATTGGTGGAAGGGCCAGATGTATGGAAAACTAGATACTAAAGATGTTTCAATACTTATCTCTGGTCACTATCATCACTTCCGTGCAAAACAACAGGGAGATAGAACCTGGTTTCAAAGTCCTAGTTTAGATAAGAGTATAGATTTTACAGAGAGAACTGGTAACTGGTCCCATCCTGGTGTACTTACCTTTACAGTAAATAAAAAAGGATGGGATAATCTAAAGATTCTTTAGTTACTCTTCCTCTGTTTTAGATTCTTTATTTTCTAAGAACATTGGATTGTTTGGCAAGACAGCTTTTAACTCTTGTTTGCCTTTGTTCGGACCAGCATTATGTGTAATTATCACAGATTGAAACAAACCTCTAAGTTCTAGTTCTGCTAAAAGTGTTACAACATCTGCATCTTTGACTGACAAATCACTCATTAGAACGGTGCCTCCTTAAATTCTTTAAGAGAATACATAGCTACATTACCTTTGTGTCCATGATTCCAGTATGGATGTTCTTTACAGTATGCAGATTCAATACGATGGCCCATGTTTTTTAAGTCATGTATTCTTTGTGCATAATCTTTTATAAACAACTGTAGAAAATGTGTGCCACATACATAATCAAATCTACGTTCTCTTAATTTTTCTAATACTCTATGGTTATCGGTACCTTCCTTTGGTTCCTTAGCCTCTGTGAATAACATACCTTGCATCATTACTTGCTGCCGTCCTGCAATACCCAAGGTGAATCTTCTCTATTTATCCAATCATAAATATTACCCTTAGTTATAGTGCCATCATTTAATGCCTTCTTTGCTTTTTCGTAAAGCTCAATGTCATTATCAGCTGCTCTGTTTAAAACCTCATTAAATGGTTTTAATTGTGCCTCGCTAGGTGGGTCTTGTTCCCAAGCTCCCGATGGTGGTCGTTCTCCCACTTCATCCTCCTTTATTTCTACGTCATCAAGATTTTCTCTGACAACATCCATGTATTCTGGTTCGCCTTCTCGTTTAGCAAACTCTTCTTGATTCTTTTTAAGAAACTGTGATGCGATTTCAATAAATTGTTTTTTATGGTCCTCGTCATAGTCCTTAACTTTATCTGGTACTCCCTTTTTAATTTGCATACTATTCAAAGCAAACTTCCAAACTTTGTTGGCAAGTGTCTTATCTTTATTACACAAATCTAAAATAATGTTTTGCAAATCATTGTCATCATTAGAAGGGGATGTCCCAGTCTTTTGTGCTACTTGTTTTTTTTTAGGTTCGTCATCATTGATGACTTTGTTCATTTCTTCTCTGCTTGGTCTAGGTTTATTGCTGCCCTGGTATTTCCAGTTAGCTAAAGCTCTACCTATTGCAGATGTTTCACAATTTTCCATCCAGCTTGCAGCATTAGCAAAGCTGCCTTGACCTTTTGTTTCTTGTGCTATACCAGTTGTTACTGGCCTTGCATCATCAATGTGCTTATAAATTTCTGACCTTATTGTTACACACGTACCGTCTGTAGTTATATGTATTACATCGGAATCAATCCTACCGTCTGGATTATCCTTCCAAAATACTTTTAACCTATCTTCTACGTTTTCATAATCTTCTGGGTTAAACTTCCTTGCCATATCTTCCTTCCTCTACTTGTTTTACAATTGTATATATATGTTTACGTGATACGTCTGCAGCTGCAGCTATCTCATGTATTCTCATCTTCGTACTCTCACGAGATTTGAACAGCTTTACAATCATAAGATTTCTAGCTTTGATTTTATTCTTGATGTCTCTTGAATTAGATTTTAATTCTTCCAACAACAAATCTTCATAGCTTGCTATTTGTTTCGCCATCTTCCTCTTCCTCTCTTTTTAATTTCTAATACTATATCCTCAACAGAATCTGTTGAATGCTTTATACCTAAGTCTTTTAGTAAAGCATTTATATTGTCGTCATCTAATGGAACAGACACTCTGTTGATTCCTTCCGTTATTTATTTATAAATAAATAGGTTGATTTGTTGGTACGTTTACTGATGGTTGACCGAACAAGGTACATAAATGATTAACACAAACGTGCCTGGCATTTATCACCACGGTATGTTGGCCACACATCATACAAATGCTTGACAAACGTTACCTCCTTATACAATTGTTAGTAACTATTGTACACTACTTGTCCATATTTTTCATCTTTTTTTTGGCAAAACGGTAGCCCTTCCACGTGAGGAACTGATAGTAGGCCACTACTAAAGTGAACCCTACACCAACTGCTAACATGGTTAACAATATAAAGCCCTGCACACTACACA